ACACCAATTATTGTTAATGTTACAGGTGGTTTACAAGATCAATGTGGATTCGAATATAGTCCTAATGATTATATAAAAATTGGTTCATTACACGATCGTAAAAATTTAAAAGATACTCCAAAACACGGCGAATGGGTTGTCCCCGTTTGGCCATCTGCAATAAATGTAAATGGTTCAATACCAACTCCATATATTTTTGAAGATAGAGTCAATAATCACGAAGTTGCAGATGCTATAATGAAAATTTATAATTGGACAAAAGAGGAAAGAAAAACAAAAGGAAAAGAAGGTAGAGAGTGGGCTAAGAAAAATCTTTCGAATAAAATTATGTGTGACTCTCTAACAGATGGTATAGAAAATACAATAAACAATTTTAAACCAAAAGAAAGATTCAATCTTTATAAAATAATATGAGTAAACCAAGTTTATTATTTAGAGGACCCGTCAAGACAAGGTCAGGATATGGTGCACACGCAAGAGATATCCTAAAGTCTTTGTATGATATGGATTTATTTAAAATAAGTATCGACGCTTGCCCTTGGGGTAACACACCGCAAACTGCATTAGAAGATGATAATTCATTTCATAATTGGATCAAGGATAACATTGTCACTAAAGTAACAACTATGCCTGATATATACATACAAGTTACTGTTCCAAATGAATTTCAAAAATTAGGGAAAGTTAGTATTGGTGTTACTGCAGGTATTGAAACAACTGTTGCACCGAAAGATTGGATAGATGGATGTAATAGAATGGATCACATAATTACCACTTCCAATTTTTCAAAAGAAGTTTTGTTGTCAACAATCTATGATGAAAATGATTTAGTTACTAATCAATTAATTAAAAAATATAAAATAGAAAAACCAATTTCTATTTTATTTGAAGGTGTTGATACCAATTTATATAATAATGAATATAAAAATTTTGATTTAAATATAAAAGAAGATTTCGCTTTCTTATTTGTTGGTCATTGGTTGAAAGGTAATATTGGTCAAGATAGAAAAGATGTTGGTATGTTAATAAAAGTATTTGCTGAAACATTCAAAGACCAAGAAAACCAACCCGCATTAATTTTAAAAACATCTTCTGGTAATTTTTCTGTTATAGAAAGAGAAAGATTAAGAACAAGTATTGAAACTGTAGTTGGTGCAGCAATAAACCCACCGTCAATCTATTTGATATTTGGTGAATTAATGGATTCAGAGATGAATCAATTATATAACCATCCAAAAGTTAAAGCTATGATTAGTTTAACCAAAGGTGAAGGATTTGGTAGACCATTGTTGGAATTCACTATGACAGGTAAACCAGTTATTGCATCCAATTGGTCAGGTCATAAAGATTTTTTACCAAATGATAAGGCGATTATGATAGGTGGAACTTTAACAGATGTACATAGTAGTGCAATAGATAGTTTTATAATTAAAGATTCAAAATGGTTTACAGCAAATTATAATGAAGCTTCAAATGTTATGAGATTTGTAAAAGATAATTATGATAAAATTTTAATCAAATCTGAACAATTAAGAATTGAAAATAAAGAAAAATTCTCATTTCAAAAAATGACAGAACAATTCAAAGAGATACTCAAACCATATGTTAATAAACAACCGGTACACCATAATTTAATTTTACCAAAATTAAAAAAAATAGGATAATGAGAAAATTTCAATTTTTTAGGGGATACACTAATGAATGGGTTAGCACTCAAGTAGTTGGTGGAGTTAGACATCTGAGAGCAATATGGTCAGAAGACTTAATTACGGGATTAAATGCATATCACGGAATCAATGTTGAGAATGAATTAATAAGTATGATGTCTAATGAAATTTCTAGAGAAATTGATAATCAAATACTCAATACATTGATGACAAATGTAATGGGTAGAGCATAAAAGAAAAATATGAAAATAAGTTTCGCGATAACGGTATGCAACGAATTGACGGAAATAAAGAGATTAGTATCATTCCTAATGGATTACAAGAGGCCACAGGACGAAATAGTAATCCTTTATGATGAAAATAATGGTGATGCACGAATATTAGATTTCTTGTTACCACTTAATAAATTACCGAATGTACAAACGTGGAGAGGTTCTTTTGATAATAATTTTGCTGAATGGAAAAATTTATTAAACAGTTATTGTAAAGGTGATTTCATAGTATCTATTGACGCAGATGAAATGATAGATCGATACTTGATCGAAAATTTACCATCAATAATTGAATTGAATCCCGATATTGATTTAATATTTGTACCGAGAATCAATACTGTTAGTGGGTTAACTGAAGAACATGTGAAAATGTGGGGTTGGAATGTAAATGATAAGGGATGGATTAATTTTCCCGATTTTCAAGGAAGGATACATCGTTCCAATATGATTTGGCACGGAAAAGTTCACGAAAGAATAATTGGTGGGGAAAAGTTTTCTTCCTTACCTTTGGTTGAAGAATATTGTATTCAACATCATAAAACAATCGATCGTCAAATAAAACAAAATAATTTTTATAACACATTATAACATGAACATTTTAATTACAGGAGTTGCAGGTTTACTAGGAAGCAGATTAGCTGATTGGATTATTGAAAATCAACCTGATGCAAAAATCGTAGGTATCGATGATTTATCAGGAGGGTATTATGAAAATATTAATAAAAACGTTACGTTTTATCAATTAAATTTAGTTGATGATAAGATAGATTGGATTTTTAACATTCATAAATTTGATTACGTCTATCATATGGCAGCCTATGCTGCAGAAGGTTTATCTCCATTTATAAGAAGTTATAATTATCAAAATAATTTGGTGGCCACTTCACGTATAATAAATGAATGTATCAAATATGACGTCAAAAGATTAATATTCACATCTACTTTGGCTGTATATGGTCACGGCGATGGTAATATCTTCGACGAAAAACAAATACCTAAACCAATAGACCCATATGGTGTTGCAAAATATGGTTGTGAAATGGATATTCAAATTGCAGGTGAACAACACGGATTAGACTGGTGTATTATCCGTCCTCATAACGTTTATGGTGTTAATCAGAATATATGGGACAAATATAGAAATGTATTGGGTATATGGATGTATCAACATTTGAATGGTGAACCTATGACAATCTTTGGGGATGGTAAACAAACTAGAGCTTTCAGTTACATTGACGATATATTAGAACCTTTATGGAATGCTGCTATCAAGGATGATGCATCTAAAGAAATTATAAATTTGGGGGGAATTACAGAATGGTCAATTAATGATGCAAATCAAGTTTTAAGAAACGTGATTGGTGGAGGAGAAGTCGTTTACAAAGAACAAAGACACGAGGTAAAACATTCTATACCTACTTACACGAAATCAATGTCAATTCTAAATTATGAGAATCAAACAAATTTAGAAGAAGGTTTAAAAAAAATGTGGGATTGGGCTCAAAAACAACCTAAACGGGAAATATTCGTTTGGCCATCATACGAATTATATTCATTTTGGAAAAAAATAAAACAATAATATGATAACAGTAGGGTTTTCAACAAGACAAGATAATCAAGAGTTCATCTCTTATCTTAAAAAGACTTCTGGTGTAGACATCGAAGTGATTCAAAAAATAAACAATGGTGAGAAATCATTATCTCAAGTTTATAATGAGATTTTAAACGAATCATCAAACGATATAGTTGTACTATGTCACGATGATATTTTAATCGAAACAAAGAATTGGGGTAAAGCTATAGTGAAGAATTTCATTACTCACAAATACGATATACTTGGTATGGCAGGTTCTGTTTATATGCCTGAAACAGGTAAATGGTGGGAAACACCGATTACAATGAGAGGTATTGTTAATCATCAAAAGGATGGTAAAAAATGGGAATCTAAATATTCCAGTACACCACCTAACAGTATGTCTGACGTTTTAATGGTAGATGGTGTTTTCATTGCGATTCATAAGAGTGGATTAAAGAAACAATTCGATGAGGAAATGCCAGGTTTCCATTTTTATGATTTATCTTTTTCTTTTTCAAATCATTTAGCAGGTGCTAAAGTAGGTGTAATGTATAATGTGAGAATTACACATTTATCTTTGGGTGAAACCAACGACCAATGGGAAGAAAATAGAAAATTGTTTGTTGAAAAATATAAGGACAATTTAGGTGCTAAAATAGACGAAGATGGTGATATCACAACATTTGTTATGTGTCACGACCAAGAAATTATAAAAGCAAATATCGCATCGGGTAAATTTGACCAATTGGGTTTAGTTAAATTTATGTATGTTGGTAAAGGTGAATTCACAGATATTGAACAATATCCACAAGTCACTGTGGTGAGAGAATTGAAACATAATATTGAGCAATATCCTGCGTTCACCGCATTCACTGCTTGGTATGCAATTTGGAGACATAATTTATGTACAACCAAATACATCAATCTATTAGAATATGATGTTAATCTAAAAGAAGATTATGGGTTCTTCTTAAAGAATATAATAAAGAAGGGACCGAAGATTATTGGTTACTTCCCATTCTCAATGAGAAATTATCATTTCGTTCAGAATCCTGATTGGGTTACATCAATCTTTAAAGGTATTAAATTGGTTTATAAAACCGATATGATGTTTCAAGTGGCACAAATTATACAAAATTATATGCAAGCCAAACAAGAGCCTTATTGGCCTACTACAAACAATGTTTGTATGGACCGTTTGACTTTTGAAAAATATATGAAGTGGGTTGCACCATTGATTACCTATATGAAAGATGATCCATTCTCAGGTCATAATCAAGAAAGAGGGATTACATTTTTCTCAATATTGAATAAAGTACCAATTGCATATTTCCAAGGTTATATTGAACACGTACAAGCGGATTCGCATAAAACACAAGGACACGAGGTAACGAAAGAAATAGAAATGTGATGAAATATATAAGCTATAGTTTATGGGGTGATAATCCCATTTATAATGTAGGTATTATTGAAAATGCCAAACAGGCCAAAGAAATTTATCCTGATTGGAAAATGGTTGTTTATTATGATAACACAACACCATTAGAAACGATTATAGATTTAATTGATTTAGATGTCGAATGTGTTAAAATCACATCATTAGGAATCTATGGAATGTTTTGGAGATTTTTAGCAGCAGATAAACCTGATTGTGAATATGCAGTTTTTAGAGATGCTGATTCAAGATTATCTGTAAGAGAAAAATTAGCTGTTGATGAATGGATTGAGAGTGGTAAAACTTTGCACGTTATGCGAGACCACCCAAATCACGGGATTCCTTTTGGTAACGATAGATTAGGTATATTGGGTGGTATGTGGGGTATCAAGGGAAATGTTATTCCATTAGGACAAGCAATCAAAAATTTTAAAAAATCATCTGAAAATAATTATGGTAATGACCAAACATTTTTAAGAATGGTTTATTCTATTTTTGAAAATGATAGGTGTACACACGATGAATTTTTTGAGAAGAAACCTTTTCCAATAAAAAGAGAAAATGGTAGATTTATTGGCGAAAGAATGAACGTCAATAATGGACCATTAAACAACGATTATTTAGCGATACGATGAAAATTTTATATGTGATAATGCATACTCAGAATCAAAATGATAGGTATGATAATGTAATGAAAACTTGGGGAAAAGATGTTGATTGTATTTTTTATTCAGACCACGAAGATTTAGATAAGAACATAATTAAAACATCAAATGATTCAAGTTACAAATCCAATGAAGAGAAATTCTGTAATGTTGTGAATTTGATTCCTGAAAAGTATCAAAGTTATGATTGGTTTTTATTTTGTGATAATGATACATTCGTTAATACCAAATTATTAGCCAATGAAGTTGTCAATTTTGATGAAAATTTAGTTTATGGTCAAGAATTGAATACTTTTCCATTTGATAAATCACTTTTTTATGTTTCTGGTGGTGCGGGTAAACTTGTAAGTAATAAAGTTTTACAATTAATAAAGAATAACGTTCAAAACAAAAGAACAACATATGCTGATGTTAGTTTTGGTTACGCATTGAGAGAGTTAGGCATACCAATACAAGATTATCCTAAATTCAAATCTCAGCCTCCTGATTTTTACGGAATTAAAGATATTGATATTCCATTTTTCATTACTTTTCATTATATTAAGACAACTGAATTAATGCAAAAGTTATATAATATCACAAATGAAATTCTTTAATGTAGATTTACATATTTCCATCATAGCAGATATGAGGAAAATATTTACCGATTTAGGTCATCAAGTGGATGACTGGTCTTTGTCTGACCATACTTGGGTTTTTAATAGGGAGAGAGCAAATATTCCGATGTTGGATGGTGGTAAATGGAGAACCCTTTCACCCAAAGATATGTCCGATAAGTTTTATGCTCAATATAAAGACGAATTAAGCGATTATGATGCTTTTATAGTAACTTATCCACCACCCTTCGCTTTGCTCTTTAAACACTTCAATAAGCCCATTATAATCAATAATCCTATTAGATACGAGTGGCCATTTTCATTCAGGAAAAATGATTGGGAATATTTTAATGAATTTTTAAGAGAGGGTGTGGATAGTGGTCAAATTATATTAGTTGCTAATAACATATATGACCAAAAGTATATGGAGGGATTTATTGAAAGAAATGTGCAACATATACCAAGTATTTGTGATTATTATGGTCAATACTATGAACCAACCACAAACGATTTTATTTATTATTCTAAAGGTAGAGTTAATGACATCACATTACCTAATATAAAACATAAAGACCAATTATTCCAAGGCTCACATAAACATAAGGATTTGACCCAATTCCAAGGGATTATACATTTCCCTTATCAAATATCATATATGTCGATATTCGAACAATATACGGCTAATATACCATTGTTTGTTCCAACTAAAGACTTCTTAATCAAACTATATAAAAAAGGGCAACCAGGTATTTTGAAAGAAATTTGTTGGAATGGGGAATTCAACTTGGGTGGTAAATCAATTATTCCATTTAATGGAAAATATGACCCAAATGATTATAAGAATTTTGATGCTGTTTATGAATGGTTACAATATGCTGACTTCTATGATACCAATTGGATGCCACATATATTACAATTCCAATCTATAGCACATTTACAACATTTGGTTGAAGAAACAAATATGATAGAGGTAAGTCAAAATATGAAAACATTTAATGATCATAGAAAAAACACAATTTATAATTTGTGGAAAAATTTAATAGAAAATAAGATATGAGAATATTAATCACAGGAGGTTTAGGTTTTATTGGTGTGAATGCTGCAAAGTATTTTTCCAAAAATAATGAAGTACACATTTTAGACAATGTGACAAGAAAAGGTAATATCAACAATTATGAAACACTTTCAAGTAATTCCAATATAAAATTACACGTGAAAGATATTCGCAATTTTTTTGATATTGAAAATTTATTCAAAACATTACAACCAGATGTTGTGATTCATTTAGCAGGGCAAGTGGCAGTTACATTTTCAGTATCCAACCCAAGAGAAGATTTTGAAATAAACGCATTGGGCACTTTCAATATCCTTGAGTGCATAAGACAACATTCTCCCAATTCTATTTTATTATTTGCATCAACTAATAAAGTATATGGTGATTATAAGAGTGAATTAACCGAGAGTGAAACAAGATATTCATACACTAATTCATTGGGAGTATCTGAAGATACTTTATTGGATTTTCATTCTCCTTATGGCTGTTCTAAAGGTGCTGCAGACCAATACGTTAGAGATTATAGTAGAATATATGGTATCAAGTCAGTAGTATTAAGACAATCTTGTATCTATGGTCAAAATCAATTTGGTATTGAGGACCAAGGTTGGGTTGCTTGGTTTACCATAGCGTCAACGTTTGGTAAGAAATTTTACATTTATGGTGATGGCAAACAAGTTAGAGATGTTTTACACGTTGAGGATTTGATTGCTCTTTATGATAAAATTATAAAAAATATTGACAAATGTGCAGGACAAATTTTTAATGTAGGGGGTGGTATTAACAATACATTGTCATTATTAGAATTATTATCGATATTGGGTAAGGAAAATGTTCTTCATTATGAATATAGCGATTGGAGACCAGGTGACCAAAAAATATATGTAAGTGATATTACAAAATTAAAAGAAGTTTTAGATTGGGAACCTGTAATAAACATTAATGATGGTTTAACTAAATTAATGGATTGGGTTAAAATAAACGGAGATACATTCAAAAAATTAGATTTGATATGAAAAAAGTATTGATTTTGGGTGGCGGTGGCTTCATTGGTGGTCACTTGGCTAAAAGATTAAAACAAGAAGGAAATTTTGTACGTTGCGTTGATATCAAAAAACACGAATATTTTGATGAGGAAGATTTTTGTCACGAATTTTTTCAAGGGGATTTGAGAGATTACAATTTTGTATCCAAAGTTATGTTTGCGTCATCTCAGAATTCATTGAAGTTAGGTGGATTTGATGAAGTATATCAATTGGCTGCAGATATGGGTGGTGCGGGATATATTTTCACTGGTGATAATGATGCTAATGTGATGCATAACTCTGCTCAGATTAATTTGAATGTTGCACATCACGCATCTGCTTCAGGTGTTAAAAAACTTTTTTATTCATCTTCAGCTTGTATGTATCCTGAACACAATCAATTAGACCCTGATAACCCAAATTGTGCAGAATCAAGTGCGTATCCTGCAAATCCTGATTCAGAATATGGTTGGGAAAAATTGTTCAGCGAAAGATTATTTTTAGCATATAACAGAAATTATAATTTAGATGTTAGAATAGCTAGATTTCACAATATATTTGGTCCGTATGGAACATATGATGGTGGTAAAGAAAAAGCTCCTGCTGCAATATGTAGGAAAGTATCGATAGCAACCGATTCAATTGATGTATGGGGAGACGGATTACAAACCAGATCCTTCTTATATATTGATGAATGTGTTGAAGGTATTTTACGATTGATGAATTCTGAATTTAGTGGGCCAGTCAATATTGGTAGTGATGAAATGGTTACAATCAACGAATTAGTGAATAAAGTAATAAAAATTAGTGGTAAAAATATCGCAATTAATCACATTGATGGTCCTACAGGAGTTAGAGGTAGAAACAGCGATAACACATTAATAAAAGAAAAATTAAGTTGGGCTCCAAGTCAATCATTGGAGTCAGGATTAATTAAAACATATGATTGGATTAAAAAACAAATGACGCCGTGGAAATAAGTTTTGTATTAGCAGTTTATAATAAATTAGAATTAACGAAAGAATGTTATAAACATCTTCGTAATGTTTATCCCAATGAACATTTGATTATTAGTAGTGGTGGCTCTAATGATGGAACAAAAGAATGGTTACAATCATTGGATGATGATAATTTAACTTATGTTCACGATGATGATCGTTTATCTTTTTCTGACACATATAACAATGGAATAACCCTTGTTGATACTGAAAAGTTAGTGTTGATTCATAATGATATGGTTATTGGTGAGGGTTTCTTAGAAGCCATCGATAGATTATTGACTGAAAATATGATATTATCTTATACAACAGTTGAGCCACCGATTTTTGCTGACCATAAAAGGCCAGGTAAAGTTATAATTGATTTAGGTAGGAACTTTGATGATTTTGACGAATTTAATTTTAAAAACTACGTTCAACAACATAAAGATTCTAATGATTTATATGAAGGTGCCGTATTCTTTATGAGTGGATATAAAAAAACATTTATTGATATCGGGGGGTTTGATGGTTTTAGTTTTAATCCTTGTTTTTGTGAGGATGATGATTTTTTAATTCGTGCTAAATTGAAAGGATATGAATTAAAAACTTGTAATTCTGCAATAACATATCATTTTGTTTCTTTAACATCAAGATTCAATGATGAGATTAAAAATAATAAAGAACAAATAGAAATAAATTCCAATAGAAACTTTATTAGAAAATGGGGATTAACAATTGGTACATTTAATGAAATGGATTATCAAAAAACAAATAATTTTGATTATGAGAAAATAAGGATAGGTTTAAGTACTAATGATGCAAATGCTTTATATGTACTTGAACCATTTTTCGATGAAATAGATTTTAATGGCGATCCAACGCGATATATCAAAAAAGAACAATTATATACCAACTATGATTTAAATCTTAAATTTACCCCGTCTGGGTTTGTTAGCGCTATGGTTTATCAAACTAAACCATTTACTAAAGAGGATATTAATGTTATATCTAAAATAAGGCTTTCAATACCTATTTTAGAAGATGGTGATTATGAAATAGGTGATAATAAAATAACAATAAAAAAGGGGAACTAAATCCCCTTTTTTTTATTTCAACATTTTCTCTATCGCTTCAATTACTGTTTGAGATGTAATTTGTTTTGAACATTCAAACTGTCTATCTGTTCCTTTATGTACAGGACACCAATTCCAATCTCCTGGATCGAATTCATAATTCGACCAACAACTATTACAAACATCTTTATTGATGACTCTTTCAACATTATTAGTCGGTTCCAAAAATTTATCGGTAAATCCTGATATGATAACAGTAGGAGTATTCACAGCCCAAGATAACCAACTTAAACCACTACTGATACCGATAAACAATTCAGACTCTTCTAAAGCTTTCATAACATCTTTCAATGGACCTGATGGATGTTTAACCACACCGGTTGGTATTTTATTACCCATATAACCATCTTCTTCTTTAGATAATAATCTTACCTCATATCCTTTTGTATTCAAATAATCAACCACTTCTTGCCATCCTGTAGGATTGTTCCAATATTTTGCTTGTGCAGTTGAATGAAAACCAATTGAAACTCGTTTTAGTTTCTTCTTACCATACTTCTTTAATTTAGGTCTTAACTCAACGTAATCCAAACCTAAAATATCAGATGCGATTTGTAATAAAGATATCTTCAATGGATCTGATGGATGATAAGCCATATTGACTTCTCTCTTACCGTTTTCAGTTCTAAAGAATAAACCTAATCTATACATCGCATATAATCCAGTTACATTTGTTCCTGGTTGTACGAATTCAATTTCAGGATATTGGTCTTTATATAAATCATTATTAAATGTAGAGCAAACCATTTTCACTTTTTTATCAATTCTAAATTTCTCAACATATGGCATAAATGCTAATGTGTCTCCTAATGATTTACTTTCAAAACATACAAATATTTTATTACCTTCTGGATTGAAATCGTGTTCATAATTGAACTCATTATCGATACCTGTAATTTTTATTTTCCAATTGATATAATATCTTGGTGCTGCTTTAGACCAATGATTACTTTTCAAATTTGTTGAATATACAATTTGATTTGTATCTCTGTTAATAAATTCAACTTTGTATAAATTATTGCCATCTTCAAGTACTTCAGCAAATGGACCATCAACAAAATTTACATTAACCCTTCTATTTTTACTTTCTTTCCAAGTTAACTTATTGATATTTCTGAAATCTTTAACGTCCTGTCCTAAAAATTCATTGAACACCTCACAACCTTGATAATAAACTTTTACTCTATCACCCTTTCTATACTCTCCAATTTTTTCAGTATGGAACTTATCTTTTTGTAAATTAAAAAACTTCTTATATGAACCATAAACAATTTCTAAAAGATAATCTTTCTCTGCAGGTCTTTCGTGAAATCCTGACATTAAATGTAGATATAAATCCCCTTGATTATCTACCGCAGGATAAACTTGAAACACACCTCCATTTCTGAACATACCATCTCTATTCCAAACAGCTTGAGTATTCAATTCATTACTATTTGCTCTGTAAAGAGACATATGAATATTGTTAGTAACGTTTCTTAAACAACTCAAAAACACTCTTTCTAATTGCCATCCCTTAGGTTTATTTGTAAAGTATTCGTGTTTCGATTTAATTTGTTCAATCGTTCCGATCGCTACATCTGTTTTGATTGAAAAAATAAATGTTGCGCAATATGCTGCGAAGTGAATATCTTTAGCCGAATTCTCGTGGTATTCATAAAGTACTGCATCGAATCCATCATTCATTCTTTCCAAGAATGCTTGTCTATATTGATATTCATCAGGTAAATTATCATACTCTAAAAAGTGTATTTTTTCTTTACCCAAATACTTACAAAAATTGAAAGCATTTCTCATAGTTTCCCATATCGCATAATCGTGATGGAATTCGTGTGCATTATCAACTCTATGATTACCCATATCTGTCCATCTACCACTACTTACTTGATGTGAATCAAATTCCTCAGATTTTAACAAAGGGTTGTTTTTATCATATAGATAATAATCAACCATTTTTTGTATTTCTACTTTGATTGGATAATGGCCAGTCAAAAGAATTGGAATGTTAAATGCTTTTAATATTTTAATTAAACCAATTAAATCATTTTCTTTAGACTCAGTGTCCGGCCAACAATCGATAACAAATATATCATTTGGAAATTTATCGGAAGGATACTTTGGTTGATATGAATCAATTAGAAATTTTTCACCTCCTTTAATTCCATAGAAATATAAATCATCAGGATCAGGTCTTGAACCTCTACTAAATTTACCATCTATGAAATTATCTTTGAACCCATTGATTACCTCAATATCTTCCTTTTCTAAATTCTTATAATAGTCAGCCCATTCATCTGATACTCCACTTAATAATGGAGCAGAATGTAAATCAGTTCTTCTTGTTCCGTGTTCAGGTCTTCCTGTTGCTGCACAAGTAAAAACAAATAAACCACCAGGTTTTAACATTCTCATTACATTCTGAATCGTTTGAGGATAAAACATATCGTGCTCAAATACTTCAGTTGATATAATAGTATCAAAATAATTATCAGGACCATCATAGGTGTTACCCGCTGCAATGATGTCAACATTTTTTCCTTTACCTAAATCAATTCCTATGTAATTACAATCTTCGAATAAATCTCTATTACATCCATTAACATCTAATGAACCAATATCTAATACTTTTTTATTTTTGAAATACTGTGGGTATTTCGCTTTAACGCTTTCGCAAAATCTTCTTTGTTGTGGATGTGCCATTTTTATCTTTTAGTTATTATGATTATACCGTTTAAAAAATTCAGGGATTCGATACCAGTTCCAATGTAATCGTAACCTTTTCTTATAAATTGAGGAATTAAACCATCCTCTCTTCTCCAATGAATTCCAAACTCTTCGTTCTCTTGATATTCACCGAAAAAATTTACTTCATCGGCAAGACCTTTGAAATATTCAATAGTTGAACCAGGTTTATATCTTCCACCACCGTAATTATCCCAATACGATGTTCCACAATCTTCAACGATGTAAGTGCCTTTCTCTTTAAGGGTTGGAAATAATTCTTTGAATGAAAAAATTACGTGTTCATTTATGTGTGAACCATCATCTATTATCAAATCAAATGGTCCGTGCTTCTCAACTACTCTTTTTAAAAATTCAGGATCGGTTTGGTCACCAATTTCAACATTAATACCATCTTGAGCATATTGAGCGCAATCGGGATTAATATCTATACCTGTTATTTGTGCTCTATAAAAATATTCTTTCCAAGTCTTTAATGAATCACCATCTAATACACCAATCTCTAAAAATTTGAATTCACTATATCTTTCGAATCCATTAATGTACTTTGCATATTTGTCACAATAATTATGTACTTCAGAACTCTTATCAGTTCCATATTTTTTTGCTATTTCGTTTAAATTACTCATCTTTTGAAATATAACATTTGTAATTCGTTATCATTACCTAAGTATAATGTGTATGGTTGGAAACCTAATTTAACTAATCTTTCAACGAATGAATTTCTTAAATCGTCATTCTTATTGAAATGACCATTATGATATTCCATACCAATGTTTCTAACCTTCATTAAGTTTTCGTCACTTATACCTGTAAATGCTGCGTGTTCCGCTCCTTCGATATCAACTTTTAAATAATCTATTTTAGTAATTAAACCTGTTTCAAATAGATAATTAAGAGTATAAGTTCTTACTGTGTAACTACCCCCACCAGTTCCCATAATAGTGGAACCGCCTAAGTGTGAGCTTTCATATAATTCAAGTTCACCTATTTCGTGTGCTGCAGCTGCATTAAATAATACTGAACGTGGATCGGCATTCAATGATAGTAGTTTAAAATATCTTCTATCAGGTTCAAAGGAAATAACTTTACTAGCGCCTTGACTATAGGCCCATCTATTAAAAATTCCAATATTACCACCCAAGTCAACAACAACATCACCTGGAAAGATTGCTCTTTCTCTATTTGGATGTTTATAATAATCTAATAGGTTATAAATTTCGTGATAGATTGCACGTGCCCATCCATATTGTCTAGCGATTTCAAGTGTTCCACCTTGTACACCTTTTATATCACCAAGGTTTTCTAATTTATAAACACTTGTATAAAATTGTTCTGATTGGTAGAATGATTTATCTCTTTTCATTTTAAGAAACTCCACCATTTTATCAGATATCTCAGCATTTTTGTTTCCGTGGAAATAAATAATTTTTGATTTGTCTTTAGGGATATATTGATAACCATAAACTCTATTAAAATTTTGTGGTCCTTCTTCATTCCAAAATCTATAAAATTCTTCTAATGTTCTATCCATAAATCCTTCGTCACCATCGAATGATGATGTATCAAAATTTGATAGTGGTAAATGTTTGTTATACCCATATTTCCATCTCATAGCATTGTCAATACCTTCATCATTCCACCAATATAATCTTTGATATTCTTCTTCACCTTTGTTTGTGATAACATCAACATAATGTTTGATGATTTCTTCGAACCACCATCCACATTTTTTATTATATGCAAAAAAACAAATGTGCATATATGGATTAACTTTATTGACATTCCATTCTTTAGCTAATTCGGCATTGAATAATTGAGATACACCATAGTCATTAATTCCAAAAAATTCATCTTGAACGTGTATATCGGATAATGGATAATTTTCAATTGAATCGAAGTATTCTCTCACTTTATCTATGTTATGATTAACAACCACATCTCCGTCGATCCAAATCAAGTTATCAAAATCTTCGTTAATTGATTCTAAACAAGCCATCTGTTTCCAATACCATTTATCATACTTAGAATACTTTACAGTATCTATTCTTCTTTTTAAAACATTTGGATAATCAAACGGAACATCACAATCTATACCATAAACTAATATTTTTTGATTGGAAAATTCTAATAATGATTGTACTAATTTTTCAATCACAGGCATATAACCAATATTACCAGTGGTAACAAACGCAAAAGGTTTGTTCTTTCTTTCTAATATTTCACAAGCGCCTCTTGCTATTTTATCCCAATTGAAATTATCGTGAATTTCTTTTGCTTCGGCCATCGCTAAAACTTTATAAGCTAAATGATGATTGGAAACGTGTAACATTTTTTGACTTAAGTCATCCCAATCAGGCTCACAATAATGGCCAGTAAAATCTTTATGCTCTTTATTTGCAGGAATTAAACCTTGTATTTCAACAGGTATACCTTTACCTGCAGCAAATTCTAATTGACCACTCCAATTTGAATATATTGATGGTGTTCCACAAGACATCGCTTCAATTAATGGTAGATTCCATCCTTCACTACGAGCACAGGTAACAAACACATCTCCTTCTTGAAGATACTTTATGTAATCAGGACCACTTGTATATTTGATAAACTTTATGTTTGTATCATCGATACCGTGGAATTTTACTCTTTCTTCAGTTGTTTTCATTCCATCAAATGGATAAGGATTTTCAACTGATGCGATTAATTCAACATCATTTCTTCCTTTGAAAGTCTCACCAAATGTTTTAAGAATTTCTGTGGTACCTTTTCTGTAATCCCATCTACCAAAATGTAAAAACCTAAATTTCTTTTTCTTAGGTGTTTCCAAAATCGGTTTGAATCTTTCAACGTCAACACCTTCAGGAACTAAAAATATTTTTTCAGCAGGATATCCTTGTTTAATTAAATTATCAACCTGCCATTGAGATGGTAACCATACTTCATCAAAGTAATATAATCTCTTCAAGAAATCATCAGGATAAATGTCTGTTTCCCAAACGTTATATGCGATATTATAACCAACGTAATCGTCATAGAAATAAACATTGTTCATCTCTGCAAGAACTATATTAACGTCGGGTTTAAAACTACCATCATAACCATATATTGGATGGTCATTTCTACTACGATCAGCATTATATAAAGTTTGAAGGATTAACATATCCTTCATTTCATCTGTAATGTAGGGTTCACCATCGTGTGGAGTATTATTCATACCTTTCCAACTATCACCAATGGTTAAATTCCTTACTTTAACTGTATGGTATTTATTGAGTGCGCAAAAGAAATCTTTGCAATGATTTGAATATCCTGTTTTACCAATAAACGGAACGTGTGCTAATATTTTCATTAGGTAAAATATAATGAAAAAAAATGTAAATAAAAAGTTATAAAATACTATTTTTTTGTTTTTTCATATATGTTTTTATATCCATTATAGGTTCTTGTTTATCCCTATATTGGTTATATAATTCTTCATTATATAATTTTAAAAAATCTTGATATATTTTATGATGAAATAATGTGGTGTGATGTAATAAATCTCTGGCTTGTAGAGAATTATCATCTTTTCCATGCCAACCATTGCTTCCCTCTATTAGATAATAATTTATACCCAATTCGCTCGATAACCCTCTAATCGCTGACGTATAACTTATCCAATTTATTTCACATTGTTCATTTGTTAATAATGAATCCGACATTAAACTTCCAAATTTTGATAACCAACCTTCGTTATAGTTAGCAACGATATAGTTCTGAGGTCGACTATTTTCAATAAATTCATATCTTGGGTACATAGGTGCATAGTGAAATATATTTTTTATTTTTAGTTCTTTAAAAAATCCGAATAATAATCTAAAATGAGTACCTACTCCAGTACCACCAATTCCTAAATTCCAAAATTTACCTCCGATCACATTATTTAATTTATAACTCCAAATATTTTCTAAATGATGACCTATACCAAATGTATGTGAACATCCTAAATAAACATTACCTTCATCTTCACTATTAAAATTATCTGGAGTTCGAAACCCCATATTATTTAATTTATATTCAATTGGATTATTTCTATAATATTGTATACTATGATTATTTTTATTTTTATTCAGGTTTTCTAACCATAGATTATCAGTATCTGTTGGTATAAAATAATGTGTTTTATTACATAAATATCCCCAATCATCTAAATCATTTCTATGTTTTAATATTTTATTAGTTAAGTATTTCATATTAATTTATTAAAATTCAAATCTCCTTTTTTAAAAAATCCAACTAATGTATATCTTTGACCAGATATAACTTTATTAATACCATGTGGTTTATGACCTTCAAAGAAATAAATAAGACCTTGTTTTTTTTCTATTATATAATCAGAATTTTCAACATATAATTCACCTCCTTCATAATCGTCATTTAAACAAACTCCTACATTAAAATACTCACTTACATCAATATGTTTTTCAAATTCATTACCTTCCCTAACGCTTTGTAAAAATAACATATTTAATTCATTATTAATTTTTACAATTGTTTTCACATATTCAAATATCCTTTGGAATATCCATTCATTTTTATCATTTCTATATATGTACCAAGCCAAATAATCCGAATGTTTATAATTTGGATTTGAAGGTATTCCTTCTTTTTCTTTTGTATATTCTAAAATGTTGTCACATTCTTCCTTTGTAAATTTTATCATATTAAATCTTTATTAGATGGTTTTAAAATATTATTATATTTTTTTAAAAATCTATTCCATTACGAATAAAAATATCAGTATCTAAAAATAAAATTGTATCATTTTCTTTTAACGCCTCCTCAATTACTATTCTTTTTAAATTAAAATTAAATTCTTCTTCTACTTTTATTATTTTATAAACCCCATTAATGATCCAATCTGGTTGATCAGTTACAACGAATATTTTAAATTCATTATTTAACTTTATTAAAGATTCCGCAACAATATTAAATTCTTTAATATATTCTTCTCCGTACGCCAAAAAACAAATTCCGTAATTCATTTTTTTATTTTTTAATCCAATTATAAATTATATGTCCGTTCAAAAAATTAACTCTTAAAGCGGTTCTATTCCAATCATCACAATATCCATATATTGTATCATATAAATTAGTTTTAAACCAATAATCAAAAACCATATTATAATTATATAAACCAGCATCTGCAGGTCTTTCTATAACATTTGTAACAAACATTCCACCCAAATAAATTTCATTTTCTTCTAATATTTGATCTAAATCTATCCAATTAAATCTTGCATCTTTATTTGCCCAATTCCAACCAATACATTGATTATTATAATAAAACAATAAACACATTGATTTACTTTCAAATCTTTTAATACATTTTTCAATAGTAGGTATAGCATCCCAATCTAATTGTTTATGATGAAATTCTATTATTTTATTCAAATCATCTAAATAATCTTTGTGATTATTTATATCAACATATTTTAAAGAATATTTGTCTTTTTTTTCAAATTTAACTAATTCTTCTTTTAATAATCTCATTTGTACAATCTTATCTAATTCCATATTAAATTAAAGTTTTAGTAATATTGTTATGATTTATAGTTAAAAAAGAATAAATACTAAATCTACTTTATGTAATGTATTTTTATGAATTTTTATACTCAATCCAATTTGGGGGATTATTTTATTCATTTCTTTTTTATTGTAATAAATTAGATCTCCTCCATCAAAATTTTCATTTAAGTAAGTTACATAACTAACATCGGAATTATCTTTATGAATACTATTTAATAATTGCCTATCTTTAGATATAACATTTAAACCTGTTTCATTTATTTTATATTTTCCATTTTCAGTAATTATATTATAATAATTTTCTAATTTATCTTTATCAATTGTAATTGAATCAAAATATTGACCATTATTTGAATATATTGTATTGTATTGCCAAATATTTTTATCCTCGATTAAATTATTGATATAAATCAATTCATCATCATTTAATAAATTATATAATTTTTCAATCATATAATAGTTTTTTTAATTGGGTATTTATTACCTCCGTAATCATGTAATAATTGATCGTTTACATTAATATCAATTTTAGCGGTAAATTTCATTATTTTCAGGTCTAAATTAATAATCTCCCAATATATGTTTGGTTCATTACTATGATTATATATTGATCCGTACCCTAATGGTAAAAAAGAATACCCATAGTAATCAAATAGGTAATTTTTAAGAAATTTAGTGGTGCTGTCAGATAACAAACAATAACAAATTTCAATAATATCTCCTTTTTTTATAAAACTATTTGTAAATACTCCCCAACCTATGGATTCGTTAATCCATTTTAAATATAGATTATTTGGTGTAAAAATCTCCATAAATAAAATTAAATTATTGATTTTTTAGATATAGATTTAATTTCCGATTGGTATATTGTTATAACAAATGAGTTTCTTTCTCCTTTTGTTACTTCGGTAACCTCATGTAAAGTTTCTGGACTTATGATAACAACATTACCCATTTTTCTATTTAAAATACCATCTAATTTTCCATTCGAATCATAATAATTAAAATCACCACCCTCATATTCATCATTGTCACTTAATAAACCGACCATTACACATATTCTTGATCTATCCCAAATATCCGTATCACTATGTTTTTTTATGAAATTACCAACACCATATTTATATAAACAAAATTCAAATTTATCTGCAATAAATTCATAACCGAATGAATTGAGTGCTTTACTCAATTTATTATAAATTATCGAATCTTTGATTATTTCGGTTGGTCCCTCTAAACTATTTCTTATTTTAAGATTGTAACCCATTTTATCATTACCCGATTTAAAACCAGATTGACGATATTGAATAACAGATTTTTTTAAATTTTCACAATCCAATTCATCTAAAATAACACCTTCAAATAATATCATAATGTCTTTATTTTATAAATGTTTAGAATAAATTTTTATATTTTATAGGATTTATCATTTTTGTATCTACTATTGGATTTGTAAATTTAATTGTTCCAACATGATGTTTGTAATAAATGTTTTGTTCACCTAAACTATTCGATAATGGATTAGAATTTAAACCTAAATTATTAGACAATAAAGTTAATAAATATTGTGCTCCCGTTGCGGTAAAATCTAAATCGCTTCCATTACAATTATTTAATATAAAATTATTAAATTTTTTCCAATAGTCTAAATATATATTTTTATTTCTTACATCCCATATTCTGAGAATACCACAATTAAATATGTCAATTCTTTTGTTATCCCAAAATGGTATTATTTTTGAAACTCCTTTATTGGTTAAATAGTTGACTTGTTTACTATAATTTCTAACCCAACTTACTTTATCGTAAGCATCAAATATTATATCAAATTTAATATTAGGTAGTTTAGAATGTAAAATAAGATCTCCATCAATAAGATAATATTCATCATCTCTATCTTCTAAAACTTTAAATTTAAATGAATCCCAAAGTTTAGAGTTTTCATATTGATCGATAACGATTACTTGATCTGCAATACTCTCAAATATATTTGATACATTTGATGTTGTATAAATTATAGTATAATACCCTAATTTTTTCGCATTTGTAATAGAAAGAATATAATAATTAATAATTATAATTTTTCTAGATTCAAATCCAATATCATTATAAGTCCATACTAATTTCATTACATATTTTATTAACTATGTGCGTTCTTAAGATATGTTACGAAATTTGTAATTGTTGTTTTGATTTCATTTTTCTTTTCGTTAGTTAACGGTGTAACTATGATCGATTTTAAATCAGATTCTTCTATTGATTTGTATATATTAGGAGTTGCCATAAAATTAATTTAAATAAGGTAATAAATGTTTATCTTGTCTTTGGAATTCTGTGTTTAATATTGGATTATCACCCAAACCAGAACAAATAATTCCGTCTATTATGTAGTTATGTTCACTTTCGTAAATTTTGTCACCGTCAATTTCTAAATTGTATAAAACATCATAAAATTTAGTATAATGTGTTGCATCATTTAATTTTTCCGCGGCCTTCCATTCTCCATCAATAAATAATGGATGTTTAGTATCAGATATCATTTTTCCTTTTTTAATCATATCAACTAAACCATTAATTGGGTGTATTAAACTATCTGTAACAATTCCTGAAACATATTCATTTTTATAATATGATTTAACTACATCACCTTTTTTAATGTCTTTAATTTTCTTTTGGGATCCATCAAACATTTCAACTAAACATTCACCATCAAAGCAACCAGTTATTTTATTATGAGATACTAGTCTAACGATTGTTGATCCTCCAATTAAAAAGGTA